AACTGAGATTGTTGGCTATGACAAACTCAATGATGAATTTGAGAAGCGCAATGCAGTTCTTCTCGTTGGTTCAACAGACAACGAGTTCTGTAAGTTGGCATGGAAAAATGCTCACGAAGATCTCAAGAAAACCACTTGCTGGTTCTTTGCTGATACTGCTCGTGGTGACGATTACTATCGCGAGAATGAGAGTCTTGTTGAGCATCTTGGCATTTTCTTCCGTCCAGCAGGTGCTGCTCTTCGCGCAACGTTCATCGTTGATCCAGAGAATGTCATTCAGCACGTCACGGTCAACAATCTAAACGTTGGTCGTAGCCCTGAAGAAACTCTTCGCGTTCTAGATGCATTGCAGACTGGCGAACTCTGCCCATGCAGTCGTGAAGTTGGTGGTTGCACGCTCTAATGAAAGCGCATGTCTGTGAAGTTTGTGGTTACGTCTATGAAGAAGATCAATATGGTCGCTTCGAAGATCTACATGATGATTGGGCATGTCCGCATTGCGGATCAGAAGCCGATATGTTCGAACTCAAAGAAATCGATGAAGACGATAAATGAGTCTCAACAAAGCCCATTTTGACTAAATAATACTACCTTTTTCAAAAGATTGGGAGTACACTATGTCAGAAGTGAAACAATATCCATGCGCTTGCGGACGTAGTCCAAGCGGCTATTGCGTTGGCTTGCATGCAATGACAACTGAGCAGTACAAGAGATATCTTGAGGAGCAGCAGAAGTCATTGAATGAGCAAACTAAACCACAGTTTCTCATAGACTAATAATGGTTGTAAACTGACAACTAAAGGTGTTCTGGACTCGGGTTCGACCCCCGACATCTCCACCAAATGCCCATCACCTCTGCAGCAATGTACGTGGTGGCTATCTTATGGGGATGAATTTGGCTTCGACAGGGCAAGTAATAACCTGACAGCAACCAGTGAGGCGACTGACTTAATCAGCGCAAAAAACGTAAATGCAAACGATGATTCATTTACACCTATGGCGATGGCGGCGTAAAAACCCATTTCGCACAAAGAGTTGACCGCTCGGTAACAGAAAGGTCTGGGGTGGTGGTGCGAACCACCACCCTTTTCTTTCCACTGCAATAATGGAGACTCTAAACATGAATGCAGTAGATATACTACATAATGTTGAAAAATATTTTGATCGCAATCACAATTTGTTCTGTATGTGGGGTGGGCTCTTCTCACTCATATTTTTTGGAATCTTTATCCCATACAGAATGCTGTCAATACAAGAAGCAAATCTAACTGCTCAACTGTCAGCATATCAAATGCAAAACTCATATCTTGCCACACAAGTCAATGACATGTCTCAAGAAATGAAGTTCTTGCAACTCAGTTATGATGACAAGCAAAAGGTTATGCGCGAAGTTGATTGTCTTGCAAAGAACATCTACTTCGAAGCGCAGGGTGAACCACGTGCTGGCAAAATTGCTGTTGCTGAAGTGACGATGAATCGCGTCAAGAGCAATCAATTTCCTCGTTCTGTTTGCGGTGTCGTCTATCAAAAGACTAGAGGCACGTGCCAGTTCTCTTGGGTATGTCAAGACAAGAAAGTAATCCGCAATCGTTCGGCATGGAAAGAGTCCTTGCAAATTGCTGAGACTATATTGATTTTTGACAGACAGTACGGTATAATTGGATCTGCAAAATATTTTCACGCAGACTATGTTGATCCTGCTTGGGCTGAACGCAAACGTTTCATCAAGAAGATTGGTCAGCATATTTTTTATCATTGAGGTTCTATGAGAATCATTGAAGATGTTAAGTTGGACTATAAAGATGTCCTCATTATCCCGAAGCGTTCTAACCTTTCTTCAAGAAGCGAAGTAAATCTAGAAAGAACATTTACTTTTAGAAGTGGTAATAGTTGGAAAGGTGTTCCGATTATTGCTGCCAACATGGATGGTGTTGGCACCTTTGAGATGGACGCTGAACTGAACAAACATGGATGTTTAGTGGCGCTCACAAAACATTATAGTTCAAATGAACTTGTCGAACAATTTCAGCGCAAACTGAATAGCAGCATTTATTCATTGGGGATTAGTGATGGTGATCTTGTGAAGTTTGCATTTGTTTATGGCAATTTCAATTCCCCATCGATGAGAGTTTGTGTTGACGTTGCGAATGGCTATACACAATCCTTTGTTAATTTTATTCAAAGGTTTCGTGAGAAGTATCCTAACGCGGTACTGATGGCAGGTAATGTTGTTACACCAGAAATGACAGAAGAACTAATTCTCGCAGGTGTTGACATCGTGAAAGTTGGTATTGGTCCTGGCTCTGTTTGCACTACACGCAAAAAGACAGGCGTCGGCTACCCGCAGTTGAGTGCAGTTATCGAGTGTGCGGATGCTGCTCATGGTCTCAAGGGTCATATCATAGCGGATGGAGGGTGTTCCGTTCCTGGAGACGTAGTGAAAGCATTTGCTGCGGGAGCCGATTTCGTGATGCTTGGTGGAATGTTGGCTGGTCACAAGGAAGGTGGAGCAAGTGCACTGGGCGGAAATAAATTTTACGGAATGAGTTCTGATACTGCAATGGATCTGCATAATGGTGGTGTTGCCAATTACAGAGCATCTGAGGGCAAGACTGTAGAGATTCCATATCGCGGTGAGGTAAAACGAACTATGCAAGATATTTTGGGTGGATTACGTTCGGCATGTACTTATGTGGGGGCAAGTGAATTGAAAGAGTTGAGTAAGCGCACAACGTTTGTTCGTGTGACTCAGCAGTTGAACAATTCCTTGAGTGAATATGAGATCTAATATGGCAAGCCGCGAAGAAAAAAATAACTTTTCTATGATGATCATGAATCTGGCGATTCAAGAAAAGATTGATCACATGGATGCAATCACTTCATACTGTGAACGTAATAATCTTGAAATTGAAGTTGCTGCAAGTTTGATCAATGACTCGTTGAAGAGTATCATTGAAGGTGAAGCAATGGAGTTGAGGTTCTTGCCGCGAGGAAGTCGACTGCCTCTATGAATGGATACGATCTTTATTGCATCTATCAAGCCATCAAGTTGCACTTCACTTCAGAGAGTTATAACTTCTTTCAATATGATGGCAAGACTCGAGTATCTGTAGATGCATTTCAAAAACGTCGTGACAAGTTTCTATTCCACCGCCTTGCGCGTAAGTATCGCGACGATGAGATGGTTCCATTTTTGGTTGCTAATTTCGTTCACAGTGATGATAACTGGACCAAGTCATTGCTTGAAGACCAGGCTGAAGAAACTTATCGGGATTGGAAACGAACCACGGATTCGATGACCAAAGTATATCTGGAAGATCTGCAAAAGATATGCCCAGATCCAAAAGAGTTTAACAATTTATTTAAAGTTGAAGATGGGCAGTTTCCAAAACTGTTAGTGGCATTTCTCCAAAAAGATGTAACGATTGAGACTCTTGTGATTCTGAATAACATCTTCAACTTTATACAAATTTGGGACAAGAAGATTTCAGATGACATCATCTATCCCAAAGTGTCAAGAAAGGTGCGCAAGTATGGTGCTTTTCTTGCGGTGAACGTTGATAAGTATAAGCAATTGACAAAGGAAACTTTACTTGCTGACGAAAATACTATATAATGATGTTGTGATGATGAAAAAAGTGGACAAGTCGATATACATTAATACTACGCTATACGGAGAATACAAATGAGTCTAGCAAATCTAAAGAACAAGAGTTCTTCTCTTGATAAGTTGAAGAAGGCAGTTGAGCAATCCTCTGCTGGTAACGGTGGTGGCAAGAACGTTGATGAGCGTTTTTGGCAACCAGAAGTTGACGCTGCTGGCAACGGATACGCAGTTATCCGCTTCCTCGATACGCCAGCCGTCGATGGTGAAGATGGTCTGCCGTGGGTACAAATCTGGTCACACGGTTTCCAAGGTCCAGGTGGTTGGTACATTGAGAATTCTCTCACAACTCTTGGCAAGACCGATCCTGTTTCTGAGTACAACACTGTTCTGTGGAACTCAGGTATCGAAGCAAACAAAGAAATTGCTCGCAAGCAAAAGCGCAAGTTGACTTACATTGCAAACGTTCTTGTGATCTCTGACGCCAAGCGTCCGCAAAATGAAGGTAAGGTATTCTTGTTCAAGTTCGGAAAGAAAATTTTCGACAAGATCAAGGAGCAACTCGAACCTCAGTTTGCTGATGAGACTCCAATGAATCCCTTTGACTTCTGGAAGGGTGCAAACTTCAAGATCAAGATTCGCAACGTTGAAGGCTATCGCAACTATGACAAGTCGGAGTTTGAGGCTCCTGCTGCATTGTTGAATGGCGACGATGCGAAGATTGAACAAGTTTGGAAGTCTGCTTATTCACTCAAGGATTTCTTGAAGCCTGAAAACTTCAAGTCCTATGATGAATTGAAGGCGAAGTTGGACAAGGTTCTTGGTGCTGGTGGTGTGTCTGGTGCAACTGCCAAGCGAGTTGATGATGAGGAAGCAGCCGCTCCTGTCATTCGCTCTGCTCCAGCCAAGAAGGTGACTGCTGAGAATGTTAGCGTCGAAGATGACGACATGGCGTTCTTCGAGAAACTTGCTGCTGAGTAATTTGATTAGAAAACGGTAGGTGTTTTCGGGGGGACTTCGTGTCCCCCTTTTTTCATCACACAATAATTGACGAAGTGAATGATGTTGGATGAGAGAAGTCTTTTGATATTGCTCTGACAAAAGAGTTTTCGCTTGAACGCGAAGATGCTTTTAATAATCCTTGTTTTGGCGATTCAATTGGTTTTTGAGAACCAGCATTGTTATTATTCACCACTACTGGTGCTGGTGCTGGTGCCGCCTGTGCAGTCATTTGTGATGATGCGAGTTGAGCAGAACCTTGGGCAACTTGATTTCCTGTTGCACTTGCCACAGGAGTTAATTGCGCACTATTATAAGAAGGTGCTGCTGCTGCAGGAGGTGTTGCTGCAACCATGGAAGGTGGTGCTGCAGGAGCTGCAGCGACCATTGGTTGAGCATCAATTGCTGTTCCATCTGATTTTGTTGCTAGTGGATCAGTAGTAGAAGGAGCTGCAGCAACAGAGTCAGACACAGAAGGTAATGATTCTTTTTGTGTTTGAGCAGTAATTGGAGCTGGAGGTGGTAATGATTCAGACTTACCAGTCTCCAAATTGACCATGTTACCTTTTGCATCAGCAACCAATGGCTTGGCATTTGGATCAGGATTATCTGGAGTAGGTGAACCCTCTAGTGGCTGAATGTGCCATGGCTCATGACTTAATGGTCTCTTCAATCCAAACATTGCTAAGAATGAATCTGTTGTGACCTTTTGACCATTGAAGGTCATACCATTAATTGTATCAATACCTGCTGCACCTTTACTATTAATATCAACAGCAGTACCACGACCGTGTGCGCTGCCCTTGCCACCCAATGCTGCTGGTAGCGCAACCCACTTGCGAGTCATTTTAATTAGTTGCGCTTCAGTGGCATTTGGATTGGCTGCTTTAAGTTCATTGTATTTTGCAGTCCACAACTTCATCTGCTTATCATCTGATCGATATGCAGATGTAAGCATAAGTTTCTTTCCAGTGACTTCTTGGAATGCCTTTGACATTCGAGCAAGACGATCTTGCATTCCACCTTGAAGTCCAGAAGTATCGACACCAGCGTTTTGTTTCGTTGTAACTTGATCTAGTTTTGGTGATGGTCCCGAGAATAAATTCGAAACTGCACTTGCAACTTGTTTTGCACCAGAAACCACACCCGCACCGATCTCTTTGGCTTTATCGACTGCAGTTTCAAGGAATGTTTTTGGTCGCGCAGCTGGTGGTGTTGGTGCAACTGGTGCTGCTGCTCCACCCACGGCTGCTGGGATTGTTGCTGCGGTTGCAGTTGTTGCAGCCACAGTGCCTGCGCCTGGAAGTGCGCTTTTATCTGCTGCAGCAACTGGTGCCATTTTTTCTTTTACAGGAGTAGGTTTTGCTGCTCCAGCGCCTTTTTGTTTCTGAGCCTTCTCATCATATAATTGTTTTTCAGCATCTGATAATGCAGAGAATTCTTGCCATAATTGATAAAGATCATAAGCC